TGCGGACAAACAAGGCTGGGCCTTATTCATCTCCACCCCGGACGGCACCGCCAGCTGGTTTTACGACCTCTGGTGCTATTGCGAGGAAGGCGACAAGGACTGGCAGCGGTGGCAATTCACCACGATTGACGGCGATAACGTCCCCCCGGAAGAAATCGAAGCTGCCCGCGCCCAACTCGACCCCCGCACCTTCCGCCAAGAATTCGAAGCCAGCTTCGAAAACCTAAGCGGCCTTGTCGCAATCTCGTTTGGCGACGACAACATCGACAAACAAGTCCAAGACCTACCCGTTTTACCCCTCTTGCTTGGAGTGGACTTCAATGTGAGTCCGATGACGGCTGTCTGCGCCGTCAAAAAAGGCGAAGACTTGTGGGTATTTGACGAGATCGTACTGACTGGTGGAGCGACCACCTGGGACCTCTGCGAGGAGGTCCAGAACCGCTTTGGCGTAGAGCGCCGCGTGATCGCCTGCCCGGACCCTACAGGAGGCGCCAGGAAGACCTCAGGCGTTGGCGCAACCGACCACAACATCCTCCGCAAATCCGGTTTTACGGTCTCCAGCCCCCGATCTCCCTGGGCCATTCGTGACAAAATCACGGCTGTCAACACAGCGCTGCTAGATGCGTCTGGACGCCGCAGGTTATTTATAAATCCAAAATGCAAAGAGTTAATTAAGTCTCTACGCACACTCACATACGCACCCAATTCACAACTACCCAACAAAAATTTAGGTGTAGATCATAGTTTTGACGCTCTGGGCTATATGTGTTTGCAGGTATTTAACCTTGCAAAAGGTGAAAACATCGGAAAAACTAACTATAGAGTTTGGTAGCATTTACCTCTTTTTGTCTAGCACGCCACGCACGCATTTTGGCCCTGTTATTGCACCGTTTGCAGCAAAATTTTTGCCTAAAATTAGTAGGTTTAAACTCGCTGAAGCACTCCGTGCACTGAAGGATGCCCTTGCTTGCCATAAGCGCGTCAAAATGCTCTTTATGCCATTTACTGCCCTCTTCCGATTTATGCCAAGCTTTTGCTGCCTCTTTACCTAATTGTTGAATAGTACGCATATGTTTTTTTACTTTTTCCGTGGAACTGTGCGCGCGTACGTGCTCCCTTCCATCTACAAGCTGTAAGTTGTCGATTTCATTATTTCGCCGGTTTTGGTCGATGTGATGCACGTGGTGGCCAGCTGGGACGGGGCCGTTATGGGCTTCCCACACATCTACATGAAGCCTCCGTGGCGCAACAAGTCCTTTGTGCCTCGCGTAGTACCGCCCGTCCCAGTAATACTCATGCTCACCGACTGTTATCCGGTCCATTGGATGCGCTAGGTAGATGCCTTAGGGTACAGGAACGGCATAAATCCGTCAACCCCCGTAAGCTGTGTTTACTTGCCCTGCAGATATGGCTAAAAAGCCCACCAAAGGCCAGAAAAAGGTGGAAAAAGTCATGTCCGAATACAAATCTGGCGCACTGAAGTCCAGCTCGGGCAAGAAAGTAACCAACCGCAAGCAGGCGATTGCTATTGCCATGTCCGAGGCCGGCATGGCCCGCAAAAAGAGGAAAAAGTAATGGCAAAACGCGGCCTTTACAGCAATATCGCTGCAAAACGCAAGCGCATCGCCGCCGGCAGCGGCGAAAAAATGCGCACACCTGGCACAAAAGGTGCCCCCACCGCCGCTGCCTTCAAAGCAGCCGCCAAAACCGCCAAGCGACCTAAAGGTCGCAAATAACCCGGAGATAAACCATGGCCGCCAAAGCAATCACCGCTAAGGATCACTTCACCAACATCGTTGAATACACCGGCGCCAACCTGACAGCCGTAAACGACTGGATGGAAGTCCCCGCGCAGTCATCCAGCTACACCTTTGCGGCCACTGTTACCGGCGGCGCCAACTTCCAACTAGCCCTGGAGTGCAGCTTCAACGGCAACGGCAACTGGTTCACCATCGACACCGGCAAAACCATCAACTCCAACGGCCAATACGTCTATTTCTACGACGGCAAACCTGCCGCCAAGATCCGTATGCGCATTGACTCCATCAGCTCTGGCACGCCCACGGTGGTACCCCACATTGCAGTTGCTTATCACGGCTAATGGCAATCCAAACAGTAAATGGAGGCTGTATTCACATCGAAATTGATGCTGAAGACGGCCTCACCCACGCCACATTCGTCTTCAAATCACCCCAAAACCCAGAAATCCTGGGCGGCTTCGTAACGATGCTGGCCCAAGGCATTGAAGTACTGGTACCGATCAACGACCCCGACGACGAGGAAGACGACGATGATTAAAACCAAGTGGTGACTCTCTGCCAAAATAAGTACAAAGTAGGAGCCTAGCCGTGGTCTACAGCGCCAACATCCCCCCAACTGGAGCTGTAGTCAGCGAATCCCCGTTCGTGCGCAGCCTCGAAGTCATCGGCATGATGCCGGACTGGAGCGTTATGGCTGCCGTCACCAAGGGCACGAACTACATCCGCGACCTAAGCGAGACCTATTTACCTCAGGAACCACGTGAGGATGACGAGGCCTACCAAACCCGCGTCGACCGCAGCGTCCTTAGCCCTTACACCAGCCGCCTGATCGAGACTGCAGCTGGCGCCATCCTCCGCAAACCGATCCACATCGAAGGCGACCCCTACTGGCTGGAACTCGCCCAAAACATCGACGGGCTGGGCTCGAACATCAACGAATACGCCCGCCGCGCGTTGGTAAGCAGCCTCACTTTTGGCCACAGCGCCATTTTGGTGGACTACCCGGCAGCGACTGAAGCCCGCAATTTGGCCGAAGAACGCGCCATGGGCCGCCGTCCCTACTTCGTCCACGTTGACGCCCCCCAGATCTGGGGCTGGCGCAAGGAACCCGGCACCAACCGCCTACTGCAGGTCCGCATCCACGACTACGACGTCCGCCCGCTGAACGAATTTGGCGAAGAACAAGTCGAGGAAATGCGCGTCATCTATCCCGGACGCTATGACCTCTACACACTGGGCCAAGAAGTCGTCGAGTTCACGGCAACTGGCGGCTACAGCCTCGACGAAATCCCCCTAGTCCCGATCTACAGCAACCGCCGTGGCCTGCTCGTATCCCAACCTCCCCTGCTGGATATCGCCAACCTGAACATCACGCACTACCAGCGCCAAGCCGACCTCATCCACGCGCTCCACATCGCAGCAATGCCCACCCTCGTCCTAGAGGGCTGGGACGACACCACCGGCTCCGCAACGATGGGCGTGAACTACGCCATCGCCATGCAACCGGGCAACAAGGCGTACTACGTACAAGCCGACGCCACCAGCTTCGACGCCCAAATGCAAGAACTCCAGTCGCTGGAGGGCCAAATGTCCACACTTGGCGTGACCAAACTCTTCGGCCAGAAGTTCGTCGCAGAGTCCGCCGAGGCCAAACGCATCGACCAAGCCCAATCCAACAGTGTGCTCTCGATCATCAGCCAAGAACTGGAAAGCGCCCTCAACCAAGCCTTCAGTTTCGCCGCCCAATACGTGGGCATGGAACCGCCCGAAATCACCATCGACCGCGACTTCGACTACTACCGCCTGATCGGCCAAGACGTCTCCGTCCTGGCACAACTCAACCAGATGGGCAAACTCAGCGACGCCATGCTGCTGGAGATCCTGCGTCGCGGCGAAGTCCTCCCCGACAACATCAACATCGAGGACGAGCTTGCCGCCTCCACAACCAACGCTCTTGCCCTACCAGAAGCAGCTGAAAACAGCGGCGATGAGGACATGGAACGCCGCGAGGAAGACCTCAATTCTTAACTGCTAACCTAGAAACGTCCAAGTAACACACAACTGTGCCTGAAGAACAGCAAGCACCAGTAACTCCTGTGGAGGCTGTTGCCCCTCAGCCTGTGGCTGAAAGCTTTGATCTGGCCGCCCAACTCGAAGCACTTCGTGCGAAAAACCAAGAGTTGATCGCGGAGCGCCGCAAGGACCGCGAAAACCGCGAAAACCTCCAAAAACAGCTCGATGAACTGCGCGTAGCGCAAGAATCCGCCAAAACCGCCAAGCTGGCCGAATCCGGCGAATTCAAAACTCTCTGGGAAGAGGCGCAACAAACAGTCGCTGACCTCAAACAACAACTAGCGGCAAAAGAATCAGAAGTCGAACAAATCCGTCACGGATTTACACAAGAGCAAGTGAAATCCGCTGCTATTGCACAACTCTCCCAGGCTGGTGCACTGGCACCTGATCAGCTGTATCGTTTACTTCAGGAGAACCTACGCGCTAAAGAAGGTCAGCCTGTGGCTGTCGTCGGCGGCGTGGAAGTTCCAGTTGGTGAGTACATCGCCAACTTAAAAAACCCCGGCAGCGGTTACGAGCATCATTTTGCCGCCACGAACCGCGCCGGCATGGGCGTCACGGGTAGTGCCCGTACCAGCGCCTTCCCCGGCCAAACCAACCCCTGGACTAAGGAGGGCTGGAACATCACTCAGCAAATGATGATGCTCGCCAGCGACCCCGACAAAGCCAGGCTGTTGAAAGCAGAAGCCGGTATCAACTAGCCCCTGTGGGGCGACCTCCGCAAACCCACCTAGGAGCCCACAATGGCTGCTTCTCTCGAAAACTATTCCGGCGGAACATTCCTGTCGGATCTCGTCGCACGTCCCGAATTCCTCGCTTACACCAGCGAAGGCATCTTCGAGCAATCGAAGTGGATCCAAAGCGGCATTGTGCAGCGCAACGCTGCTCTTGACGCCCGCGCTGGCGGGACCCGCGTGCGCGTTCCTTTCTTCGACCCCATCAACCCCACCGAAGAGCAAATCCTCTCTTCGGCTGCCTGGGGCACCTCTGGCGCCGGTTATCTGACCCCTCAGAAGTCGACCGCCGACGAGCAAATTATGACCCAGCTGCATCGGGGCTTCGCCTACGCAGCAGACGACCTCAGCAAGCTCGGCTCTGGCGCTGATCCCCTCGCCCACGTGCGTAATCAGCTGACCGCCGCCATCAACAAGCTGAAGACCTCCACCCTGAAAGCCCAACTGCTGGGTCTGTTCGGTGGCATCTCCGGCGCTGGCGTTCTCGGCCCCAACCAAGTGGATGCCACTGGCACCACCACCGCTACCGAGGCTAACTACATCTCGGTCGCGAACGTCATCAAGACCAAGAACAAGCTGGGTGAGCGCGGCGAGGAGCTGGACTCCATCGCCATGCACAGCGCTGTCGCCTACTACCTGCAGCAAGTGGGGATGCTGACCTTCAGCACCTCTGCTCTTGCAGCAGCTGGCGCTGTCACCTGGGGTGGTGGCGGTGTGGGCGTGACCCAACCCGAAGTGGCAATGTTTGCCGGTCTGAAGGTTGTGATCGACGACCAGCTGACCTACCTGGCTGGTGGCACTGCCACCCACCTTGTGAAGTACCCGGTCTACCTGTTCAAATCGGGAGTCATTTCCGAGGGTATTCAGCAGGATCTTCGCCTTGCTGCAGATCGCAACATCCTGTCCATGCAGGATGTGATCGCCGTGGATTACCACTACGGTTATCACGTGACTGGCACCAAGTGGGCCGCCGCTGGCGACAACCCCACCAACGCTGCCACCACCGGCAACCTGGCCGCCACCGCAAGCTGGAACCTTGTGTACAGCTCCACCAAGCAAGTGCCCATCGCACGTCTGCTCGTGAATACACCCTTCGATGCAACCGTCTACTGATCCAGTAGCCCAATCGAAGTCAAAGGGGCCTTGCGGCCCCTTTTTTATTACTCAACACCCAGACGAATCTGCTCTTGCCGCTCAAATACAGCCGCCGAGTCAATCGCCATTTTGTATGACTGCAAGATCAGCTGGTTCACCAGCACATAAGAAACCTGCAGTTGTTCGCAAATTTCGGGAACTGTCGCGCCTTTTTCACGCAACGCCTGCACCTCTTTTGCCACATCGGCCCACTTGCGCGGCTTAGAGAGATCACTACTCTTCTGTTCAACTGGAGTGCCCAGCTCTACGCTGGCCTCAACACTGGAGCTTCTACGCGGGGTCATGAAACGAGTCCGTCTCTTCGTACTACAGGATAACTGTCGCAGCTTTATCGACGTTCCTTACGGCCAACATGCCGAAGCCCAGGCCGAACTGGAGATGTTTGGAGCCAAGATTTACCATTCCATGGTTTTAAGCGAGCCTCCCAAACAGAGGAAATCGCGCACTGCCGCTAGACTCAAACAAAGGCTGTACTAAACCGTGGCTGCTGTCATCGACGCCACTTTGGGTGGGGCTTCGGCCAACTCGTATGTGACGCTGGCAGACGCTGACGCCTATTTTGAGACCACGCCCGACTCTGGGACGTGGACCGACAAGACCAACGACCAGAAAAACCGCGCCCTGATTTCCGCCACGCGCTGGATCGACGCATTGAGTTTTTACGGCGCCCGCTGCAGCACCACACAAGCCCTGAAGTGGCCGCGTGAGGACTACACCGTCGACGGCATCGACCTTGCCTGCACGCTGATTCCGGTTGGCATCGAAGTCGCCACCTACGAACTGGCACGAGCCCTCGCCAACGACACCGACGCCATCACCGGCAGCACTGGCACAACCGGCATCTACGACCAAGTAGAGCTGGGCGAACTCAAGGTCAAGTACAACAAAACCAGCCAGACCAGCGGCGTAATCAACAACGTCTTCGACGTCTACCCCTGGCTCCAGACCTACCTAGGCCCTTACTGCATGGGTGGCGCCGCAAACTACGCCGTCCGCCTATTCCGGGGTTGATATGGGCCTAATCGACACCACCTTCGCCCCAATCCCGACCTCAGTCTTAGCTGACTGGGGCCAAAACATCACGTACATCAAAACCGCTACTCCACGCACGTACAATCCCACAACCGGAGCTGTCACTGGCGCAGATACCACGGTCACAGTTAAAGCCGTTATCACTCGCGTCAGCCCGCGTGAAGCCGAAGGTCTATACCAAACAACCGACCTAAAGGTCATCATTGGCGCCAGTGAACTCGGCACCTACTACCCCACCGAAGCCGACCGCATCCAATACCAACAAGCTGGAGCAACCCGCGAGGCAAAGGTCATCGCCATCACCAGCTATCGCGGTGACAACCCCGTGTATCACTCTCTAATCGTGAGGCCCCAGTAATGGCAAGGGATTTTAAGCACTTACTTAATGACCTCAAGGAGGTAGTAACCAATAGCGCTCGTTACGCTGCCGTAGAAATTATGAACAGCTTGGCCGAGCAAGGACCAGCTTATTCAGGCCAGTTTTCCTCTGCCTGGTATGCGGTAGAACCCGGTCAAACACCCGGAGGCCCACGTTCTGCAGGCAACAACATCTACAAGTACGACTTACGTAACGTACCTAGAACAAAATTTCGCACCGGTACCTACTACGAGATTGTTAATGGAGCTGATTACGCGCCTCAAGCATTAGACCTAGAAGAGGGTCGCTTCCAAACACAGTACGACGACGCTGGAAACATCCTTGAACCGCTGAAAACGCCTGTAGCTGTCGGCACTCGCACGGGCGCCAAACGCGGGCAAGTTTCTAACGGAGAAGGCTTTGCCGTTAGTACAGCCCCGTTGGACTGGTACGTTACGTACACAAATGGGGGCTCCATGCAACGTGACCTCGGAAATGGTGTGCGTATCGGTTTCCGCCAAGGACCGCGTGGCGGAACACCTTCTGGAACAGGGTTTAGCTGATGAACTACCAAGCAATTCGCGCTGCTGTCGAAAACCCTCTACTTACAGCCTTCGGCTCACTGGTACCAGCAGTCCCTGTTTACTTCGACAACATCACAGCAGTCCCACCTAACACGACAACTGAGTACGTCCGCGTCAATGTTACTTTCGGTATTACCAACGAACCCACGCTTACCAGCAGCGTTGACAACGCCCGTGGGGCGATTGTTATCCGCGTTTTTACGGAAAAAGGCAAAGGCCCAGCCCGCAACCAAACTTTGATCACCACCGCAGTAAACGCTTTGGAAACCCTGAACAACACCGCTAAGACAACAAGCGGCGTATTTTTCCGAGTGGGCGAGATTAACGGCCCTACATTTTCTGCGACGGAAGACGCGCCTCATTTCGTCGGGAGGGTTGATACGTCCTACGTCGCAACTGTTTTGACGTAGGTAATGCTTAGTTACAGGCGCTAACCTGTATTAAGCCGGGCAGTGCCCGCCCAACAACGTTCACTTGGTACGCCCTATGGCCACCACCGTTCTGTCCGGCACGTCCGGCGCCCTCTACTACAAACCCGCTGGTACCACCGGCACTTTCGGAGAAGCTGGCGTTAATACCGGCACCGATGTAATCACCGTCGCTCCCTACCTGAACTTCAAGGTAGGCGACCCGGTGAAATTCCGCGTGGTGAACAGCCAGACCGGCGGCACCGGCAGCGGCACCCTGCCTGCGCCCATTTCTGACGCCACCACTTATTACGTCCTGAGCTACACAGCTGCCACTGGTGCGCTCACCGTATCGACTTCCGCTGGCGGCACCATCTTGGCCATCACCGATGACGGCACGGCGGTTGCCCCCAATGAGTTCGAGGTGTATTACGCCGACTTCGCCGTAGTCGGCCAAGTCCGCGACTGGAGCTTCGAGATCAGCCGCGCTGAAATCGACGTCACCACCATCGGCCAAACCCCTGGTCAGTACGTGCCCTTCCGCAGCTACATCAGTGGCTTTGGCGATGGCACCGGCACCGCAACGGTCTACATGACCAACGAGGACGCCGCCCTGTCCAACCGCATGATCGAAGACGTGCTCCAGCGCCAACAAAATGGCGCCGCCTTCAAGCTCTACACCGACCGCGTATTCAGCGGTGGCACCCTGAGCGAGAGCCTGAGCCGCTCTATCGCTTTCGACGCAGTGCTGACCTCGGCCAGCCTTAACATCAACCCCGACGACGCCCAATCGGTGACCGTCAACTTCCGTCCTGCTGGCACCCCGACCTTCGACTTCAGCACTTCTGCCTGATAGGCTGCTGGTGCAGTGAGTTCAGCAAACCCCGGCCTCCAGGCCGGGGCTTTTTATTTCTACTCCGCTACACTATTCCCATACCCCAAGCACTGGTATGCCCGTTCCTGTACGCGCAATCGACCGTCTCCGCAAGGCCGCAAACCTGGAGCCGACCAAAAAAGTAGTAGAGCTATCCGATGGCAGCAAGTTTGAAATGTGGGTGGCACCGCTGACGATGGCTGAGCGCGAACGCGCCCAAAAGCAAGCCAAGTCGGACGATGCCAATGCCTTTGCACTGCAACTGCTGATCGCCAAAGCTCTTGACGAGTCCGGCGCCAAGCTCTTCAACGTCGGTGAGGTGGACGTCTTGAAAAACGAAGTGAAGGACAAGGACCTGCAAGCTCTGATGCTGGCAATCCTGACCGATGACGCCGAGCCCATCGACCCAAAATCCTGAGCGCCGAACTTCGTAAGGACAACTGGCTCATGCTCCAATTTGGCGTCGCCAAGGAACTGGGCCTAACCCTCACGGACGTTCGGGCCACAATGACAGCCGAAGAACTGATCGGCTGGAGCGCCTATTTCAGCATCCTCAACGAGGACCAGCAAAAAGAGCTGGAAAAAGCCAAACGCCGCCGCTAACCCGGCGGCTTTTTTGTTGCGTAGACTGGTTTTACGCTTAGGCAATGGTGCGGTGGTTGATTACGACGCCAAAATCAGAGTAAGTGCCGATACCAAGCAGGCCGAATCTGAGCTGTCAAAACTTCAAAAGCGTATTAGCCAACTGGGTGATGCTGCTTTTAAGTTAGATGCACGTAATTTTCAGAAAAGTGTACGTGACATCGGAACTGCAGTACAGGGTATCGGCCAGAGAGGAGCACTAGGTGCCTTAACTCTTGCAGCAGGTAAAGCCACAACAGCTTTAGGGGGCCTTGGAGCCAAATTTGGAGTTATCGGTGCCGCAGCAGCCAGTGCGGGTGCCACTGTAAATAGTGCTCTAGGCGGTGTACCAAGTGTTATTACAGATATACTTAATCATATTGGACAAGTACCGAACGCATTTGGTATTGCGGCAGTTGCCGCAATGGCTTTTGCACCACAAATACTTAAAGCGTCTAGCGCGGCTACGGGACTTGCTGCTGCTGTAGATAAAGCCGTAGGCGCACAGACTACACAAAAAATTGCGCAGGCAGTCGACAGTATTGGACAGTTAAACGTCGAGTTAAATGCTACTGCTTCTACATTCCAAGATCTTGTTTCTGGTAGCACGCTTAACCAGCTAAATAATCAGCTTAGAGATGCTGTAAAACAAAGCGGTGAATTCCATTCGTCAACTGTCGACGCTGTAGTAGCGGCACAGCAACTTGTAGCGGTACAAAAAGAACAACGCAAAGAACAAAAAGCCATAAACGATTTAATTCGTCAAGCACAAGGCCTACAACCACAAGATGTACGTGACGCAGAACTTAATAGGCGTGTAGCTCTTCTTAAATCTCGTGAAATTCAACAACAGAAAGATCTTAAGCTACAAAGCCAAATAAACGCAGAGTTAGCCGAATACGAGCGTCTTGCTGCCCAGGTTGCAGCACAGACAAAGCTCTGGGCTTCAAACCTAGAGCGCATAGAGCGCTCCAGCAAAGCCGGAATTTTTGGTACGCAATCTCAATTACGTACAAGAGTACAAGAGTTTCAAGAGAACCGTCGCAGCGCGGAAATAGCCCGGCAACGCAACGCCGAGCTTATGGCACGGGAACGTGCGATGGCCGGCGGCCAATACTCACTGGCACAAGTACCGGCCCGTGGCGAATTGTTCCCTGGCGGTCGTACAGAAGCGGCTTCTGATCAATACCGCTCAATGCTTAACGAGCAAGCTCGGATTCGAGCCGCTGCTTCCGATGCTCTAGCTAGATCCGAACGAACTGTTATCGGACTACAAGCTCAAACTCTGAAAACTGAACAACAAATAACGGCTGCCAAGCGTCAGCAACAGTCCATCGATGAACGCAGCATTCAGGTATTGCGTGATCAAAATAAGCTTTTGATGGAGCAATATCGCGCACAACAACGCGTCGCATCAGGAACGTTAGATCCAGCATCATTACGTGCTGATAGACAACGGCGCGTGGAGCAAGGTAGAGCTGCGCAGGCCCGCCGCCGCGAAATGACCGAAAACGTCATCATCGGCGGCGCATTCCCGATGTTGTTCGGTGGCGGCGTTGGAACTGTAGCTGGCGGCGCACTAGGCGGTTTAATTCCAGGTAATCCCATGCTGTCTGTGGCCACCAGCGCTGTTGGCGCGTTGGTGGATCAGTTTGTTGCTTCTGTGACGGAAGCCGGAAGCGCAATGCGTGATCCGATCACAAACTTCCAAAAAATTGCCGACGCGGGTTTAATTGCCAGCCGCAGCCAGAAACAATACATCGAGCGTCTAATCGAAGCCGGTCGCGTAACAGAAGCCGCAGCCGCTATTCAAGCCGAAATAATACAAAAAATAGGCGCCAAGGGCGTTAAAGATTTACAGAACGCCGGAGCTGCAAGCGACTCATTTAACAAAAAGCTTGCCGAACTTAATTTGCAAATACAGGCGGCGGTAGCCGGACCACTTACAGATTTATTAACTTGGTTTAACAATTTTCTTTCCAGTGTTACCGCGTATAACAGACAACAAGCAGCGCAAACGGACTTCCTTACTTCTTTACGACAAGCAGATCCTCAAGCGTATCAGCAATACTTTAAGGAATCTATGCAGCTGCGTGCAGCAAATAATGGCGTTGTTGATCCCAAAGCATTGCAACGTCTGCAGCAACAATACACACAGCGCTTTAATCTACAGCCCGGAGCTGTAAGTTCTTCTATCGACAAAACTCCTGAACTTCAAGCGCAAGCACAAACAAAAGAACTAGCGGCTCAAGTACAGCTAGAGGCTCAAAAGCTTACACTAGCCGGTATGTCTTTGGAAAAAGACGGTCAAAGCTACGTAGCTGTAGCAAAGCGTGTAGCTGAACAAGAATACGAAAACAAACTACTGGAAATTAAAAATTTCTGGATAGGTAAAGCTTACGATGCGGAGAAAAACCAGTTGATGATAAGGCAAGCTAATTTACAACTAGCGGCAAAAAATAAAGATATAGATGCGCAGCTCGCTCGGGCTAACGAGCAAGCTAATAAAGACCGAATTCGCGCTCTTCAGCAGACGCTTCAGCTACAGATACAGCTGGGTCAGACCACCATAGACGAGTATCAAATTTTTGAGCAAGGCGCCCAACTATATAAAGGTCCTATAGCTGGTTACGAGAAAAGCCTTATTTTACTAGAAAAGCGTCTTGCTATACAAGAAGGTATTATTAACAGAGAATACGAAGCCGCACAATACTCCGAAGAGTACGCTACTAACCAAGCAACAATAGATGCTATCTACAAAAACAGACTTAACAATTTAAAACTAGAATTAGATTTTCTGACTGCCACCTTAACCATACAAAAAGAACGCGCTAAACTCGAACAAGCTGTAGCAATTCGGCAGCTAATCAGTCAAAATGCACAGCGCCGGGTAGCCGGGCAAAACGAAATAAACAAACTGCGTACCCAGATGGAGTTCCCGTTAGGTGGGGAACAACTAGAACGCGACTTACTGCAGCTGGATCAATACGCACGCAGAATGAGCGAGATAATACCGTTACAAGAAAAAATAAACGAACTTAACACAACTATAGCTACCGCAACTGAAACTCCTGGTCTTATGACCGAAGACCAGCTCTCCCTTAAAAAACAAGAGCTTGCTATAGAAGAAGACCAGTTAAAACAACTACAAAACGAGTTAGAGTTACGTGATAAACTTGAACAGCAGTTACTACAGCAGCAACAGTTTTTTACTACGTATGGCCAACTCATCCAAGGAGTAAGTAGCGAAATCTCTAGTCTAGTAACCACAAGCGTTGTGGAACTAATTAAAGGAACAAAAACAGCCGAACAAGTGTTTGTAGAATTTTTAGACGCTATTGGCAACGCGTTAATACAAACAGCGCAGCAAATGATCACTCAGTACATCGCACTAGGAATTGCAAAAATCTTCGCCTTCGGTAGTAGCGGATCTGGCTTTAGTTTTTCTGGTGCCGGACCTGTGTCTGGTGCTTCTGTGTTCGGCAGCGGTCAGGCCGGCTTCAACCCTGCTGCGTTCACAGGCGGCTTGGGATTCCGCGCAGGTGGTGGCGCTGTAAGCAACCGCCAGCCCTACATGGTTGGCGAGCGTGGTCCTGAGCTGTTTGTCCCAGGCACTGGGGGTACTGTTGTCAACAACCGTGACCTGCGCGATGCAATGGGTAACGCACCTGGAGCCCGCAACGGCCCCATGCTCAACATGACATTCCAGACCACCAACATTGGCGGCGTGGAATACGTGAGCCGCGATCAGCTTGAAGCTGCCATGGTCGCCACCCGCAAAGCCGCTGCAAACGATGGCGCCAAACGGGGCACCGCAGCTACGTTGAGTAAGTTACAGAACAGCCCGAGTACAAGGGCAAAACTGGGGCTGCGCTAATGGCAAGAACATTCCCGTCCTACGTCCCTAGCGCCCGCAGCTTCACGCCTGGCGAGTACCCCGTTCGCACGTACCGCAGCCAATCCGGCGTGGTGAGCAAGCGGATATACGGCAACAAACCCACCAACTACGAACTTCAACTGACGTTTGCCAATGTGGACGACAGCGTAGCGAACGACATTGTTGCCCACTACGAAGACACCGCCAAACAACTCGAAGGCTTCAACCTTCCAAACGAAGTATTTGGCGGCATGGGAAGTGGACTAAAAAGCAAAATCCAAGCACCCAGCAACGTCACCTGGAGTTATGCCAGCCCCCCACAAATCAAATCAGTCTTCATTGACGTAAGCACCGTCGAGGTCAGCCTGATCGGAGAAATCAATGTCTAACCTGCGCCTTGTCCAGTTTTTTGACTATTTGACTGGTGACGGTTTAACTCGCTACCGCTACCAAAACTATTTTGTCGGTCAAAACAAGACCTACAACAGCAACAGCTACGCCTTTGCTCCATTCCAGTCCAGCGGCAGCCTGTCCACACTGACCGGCGACAACGAAACGGTCACTGTTCTGTTCCCCGCAACCGAGTACGCCATCCGCCTAGTCGACGCCTCAGGCGGCAACCGTCAAAGCGAACTGACACTGACGACGCTATGGCTGACTGCTGAAAACGAATACAGCAGCCTCCAATTCACGGAAACACTCATCGGCATTGGCTCCAGCTTCGACGACACCACGCTGGAACTCCGCTTCCGCACTGCCATGGACAGCGTTGGGGCCAACTTCCCCACTCGCACCTTCAACCGCGACAACGCCGGGATCCTGCCGATCAACGCCGAGTTAAGCCTGCGGTGAACGACCTCCTCGGATTGAGACGAGCTTGGGGTGCCTATCCCGGCGATGGATCCGGGACCGTCGACTGCTGCCTGATGGCCCTAGAAGTTCACCGCCGACTGGGGTATCACAACTACCTCCCCGAAGTGGCGTGGATCTTTGAGCAGTACACCGACGACACGCTGCCCGCCAACTTCATCGCTCGCTGGCTACTCAAAAATGGCAAACGCCTCACGGGTCCTGAACCACACGCACTGGCACTTCTTCCTAGTCACGGTGTTGGCGCGGTCGGTACAGTGCTAGATGACGGGACGATGCTTTTTATCGGACCTGGCGGCAGCGTAATCCGCACTGCTGTTGCTGACGATTTTGGCTGGTACTTCAGACTGAACAAATGACACGCCGCCTCCTGCCTTACGAGCACCAGCTCGTTGAAACACTGGGCATCAGCGAGGCGGAGTACCTTGAATTTCTGGCGCTGCAGAAGGCATACAACGACCCCAAGGCAGGCACGGCATTAGACGTTCGCAACGCAGAAACCGTTGCCATCGTGCTGACGGTTGTCGGCATCCTGTTCCAGGTCGGCGCAGCACTACTCGCACCTAAACCCGACATCCCCGACGTTGCCCGAGGTGGTCGCCGCCAACGCGAACAACGCTTTGCCCCCACCTACGGCTTCAACAGCGCACAAGAGCTGGCGCGTTACGGCGATCCGGTCAACCTTGTTTACTGCAACACCGCCGCCAACGAACGCGGAGCCGTCCGTGCCGCTACCTCGTTGGTGTGGTCTGCCATCCGCAGCAGCGGCAATAACCAGTTCATGCAACTGCTGCTGGTGATCGGCGCCTCCCGCATCAACGAACTGGCGATCACACGCACGGGTTTTGGTGATGTGCCCCTCAGCAACTTCGACCAAGCCAACACCTGGCTTTATTACGAAAAGAACGGCGCCCCAACGTTCACTGATCAAGTCAACGGCAATACCCTCGATCCCGCAAGAACAGGGCGCGATCCCAAAGCTTCTGTCTGCTTAATCCAAGGTGATCGCACAGGCTGCAGCCAAGCCTTCACTCCCAGCAATTACAACACGTTCGGCATCTACGACCCCATCCCGCTAAACGTAATCGTTTATTCACGCGGACAATCAGGCGGCTCGGAGTATGACTTAAACGGAATCCAAGTCGTCGGGCTTGATTCGTACACGAGCTTCCAGTGGACCGCAAACAATCGCTTCAAAGAGGGCGATGAAATCAAGATTGTTTTCCGCGACGCAAAACCTAAAACCCGCCTCCGCAATGCGGCAGGTAAAACTACGCGATCTACAGAAAAGCCCGACGTTGCAACAAATTTTGCCAGCGATATTCGGCGTCAACTCGTCGATCAAATCCAGCCTGGCTCGGTCTACGAGTTAGGCACTGCTCGCTTAACCCTCATTGATCAAGACAAAACAAATATCGACAAGGGTGACGTTGTATGCAGGTTCCGCGTTACCGAAGGCGGCTTAGCCCCCTCTGCTCCCTACAACAAACTGGTCGCTCAACCATCTGTAAGCAGCGATAAAGTCGCGTATTTAACAGACGCCCAACGCAAAGAAGCAGAGCGGTTCATCAACATTCTTCGCAGCAAAGCCGAAGAAGTAAAAATCAAGCGTATTTTTGACCCGATAGACCCGAGCAATAATATCGAAGGCGTGGACATGGCTACCCGCCAGAATCTTGCGCCAGCTCTCGTTAACTTTACGGAGCAAGACAAACAAGACGCAGAAATAGTTGACACGGTACGCACAGACGAAATCATCATTAGTTTCTTCGGCGTTAAATACTATTTCCGCAATGCAGCCCGTGACGTTGAGTGGATCGACGATACCGGTGTAGCCCGCAAACTGTCCGACGCCACCAGCAAAGCGCAGGGCTTGGAGCTGATCGACGCCCGTGGCTCGATTGAATACACCCGTTACCAGCGCCGCAAATTCTTAGCCAACAAACCCAAGGTTGAGTCAAAAGAACTGCGCGAATACCTGAACGATCAACTGGTGCGCCTGCAAACGCACATGAGCAACGTCGCATCAGGCAAATTTGACGACGCGATCCGCAAAGTAACCACTACAAGCCTTGCGTGGCCTCTCGTCGATGGCACGACATTTACAGCAGTATTTTCACTATCAGAATCCGGGATAAGCAAAGCCAACGGGTACATTTTTGACGGTGACTCACGGCCTCGTTCACCCAAGCAGCAAATAGACGAAATTCGCGCACGCTACAAAACAGTTATCAACGATCTCCAAGCCAAAATTGATTTAGCTCCTGGCGCACAAAACGCTAACTTTCGTGCTGATTTGCGTAAGCAGATTGAAGACTTACGCGAAAACCGCCGAGATGCTGTTCGTGATGTAACTGATGCTTACCGGGATGTCCGCATCCAACAAGCCCGCGACTCCGTTACCGGCTTTACCGACATTGGTGGACTAAACCGTATTGCTGGTGCACGTGAAATCCGCCGCCGCATCAACGCGATCAACGGCAAAAACACCACCGATCAGGCTGGTGTTACCGCAATCCTGGCGCAGTACGACTCAATCATTGACCGTAAAAAAGAAGCCCTGCAATTCCTATTAGATATTGTCGAAATCAACAATGACCGCGAAGGTTCCGACGTACTGGTAAAGGCTCTCGTCAAAGTCCGCACCGCCACCTATCAGACCATTAGCCCCGTCGACTTTATCCAATTCTCCATCCGCGCCCGTCTATTCCGTCGTATATCAGGACGCCAGCGCAGCTACGGCAGCAACGCCATCGAGCTGAAGGACTACAGCGATTCGGACAACGGCGTTAAGCAGCGCGTTGCATTCTTCAAAGTCCAATTCCGCAAAGAGACCGAGACCCAGTACACCACTGTCCCGTACATGTTCGCGGTCAAAAACGCGCAAGACCGCGAGATCTACCTCGGGCTGAATTTCAAAGCAGCCACCACCAGCAAGTACAGCTTCCGCTTCATACCTGTTGGCGACTTCGTAGCAGACATGCAAGAGGAAGGCTTCTCGCAATTCGCCTTCATCGAGCGACGCGGCGACCGCCAAGAGATCAACGTAGACGGCAACGTCTTCTCCTTCGCTGGTGCCTTCGTCAACAAACAAGCGGACACAGGTGAGCCGAACATTGACGAGGGGCGTCCTGCTGGCACGCAGCCTTGGGATTTGATGAGTCTCCGCGCCGATACCGACACCCAATTCAGTTTCGAGCAAGGTCCAGAACTTGCCATCAGCGCCGTCACCGAACAACAAAACACTGATACAAGCCAGTACTACAACGACATGAGCACGCTGGCCCTCAGCGTCTATTCGGGTCAAGGCGTCCAAGACCTGCGCTCGATCACCGCTTACGTCACCAAAGGCAAGGACTGCTACGTCATCAACGGACCATCTAAATCGTCCGTAATGCTGTCCACCAACAGCAGCTGCTACGCCCCAGACATTTTCCTCGACACCGTGTGGAGCAGCGACGACGGAATCCTTAGCTACTCGTCCAAAGATGCCATCGACTACGCAACGCTTTTTGACGCCAAGCGCTTTTGCCTCGCAAACAACCTGTTCATGGATGGTGTCATTGCGGACCAGCGCCCTTGGCGTGAATTCTGGGCCGAGGTAGCCGGATACAGCCTGCTGGAACTGGTGCGCAAAAACGGTCAAGAAGCGCTGGCGCCCGCCGTTCCCTTCAAAAACAACGGCGTGATCGACCGTGAAATCAAACCCACAGGCTTATTTACTAGCGCCAACATCCTCGAAGGCAGCTTCAAGGAAGAACACTTCGACTACGGATCAGCCGTCCAAGACCTGATCGCCACCGTCGTTTACCGCGACGTTGAAAACGAAGACGACGTGTTCAGCCCCAAAGCCAGCGTCACGGTCAAACGCGCTGACGGCGACGACACCAACGCCATCTACCAGAACTTCGACCTCAGCCAATTCGTATCAACCCGCGAGCAAGCAATCCTCTACGCGAAGTATCTGATCAACCAGCGCCGCTTCATCCGCCGTGGCGTCGAGTTCAAGACCCTGCCAACCGAAGTCCCGGTCGAGCCCGGCAGCTACATCCTCGTCGATATCGGCCTAACACCCTGGGACAACCTCACCACAGGCGTGGTACTGGCAGGCGGCGAACTCAACAGCCCACTACTCAGCAAAATCCCCGACAGCAACAACTACACCGCACTGGTGTACAAGGACCGCAAGGTTCAGACAATTACCAACCTCACCGTCACCAACGGTGTTGCTGCCAGCTTGGCACCGGCTTACGTCGGTTACGCCTTTGTGCTTGGAGCACCAACCGACCAACGCCGCCGCAGCTTCCGCGTCACCGAAGTAGCGCTCGACGAAGAGGGCGAAATCACCATCAAGGCGGTACGCATCCCCTGCGATATCGGACCCAACAACGAACTACTTAGCCGTGTCGCTGACTTTAGTTCCAGCGCGTTTGTTGTCGTATAGGTCGGCGCTAAGCTGAGTCAAGGCAACGTGTACGGGTAATGGGTTCTTACTACTCCGGGCGAGCTGGCTCGCTAATCCTGGACGACAAGCCCGTCGCCAA